TGGAAAGTGCAACCAGAAAATTGAAACTTCTTTTTGTGCATGGTGCAATGATGTTATAATGCTGATGTGGCAATGGTTTATAGCTATGTTAATACCTTGAATAATCAATCAAAGTAGAACATCCAAGGTATTAACGAAGGGCCAAAAAATTAGCCCTTACTTCAGCTGCACATCAAGGACGGGCATTCCGCCTTTTCCCGGCCCATAATCTATGACATCATAGCTGATGTCATCAATATACTCCCTTAAAAAATCATTCTTCGCACCAGCGTCAACGTCCGGGGCCTGAATCATTTCAATCATCTTGTGGATGCTAATAATCTTTTCCGAATAGTCAATGGCTTCAGGAAGATTTGCTTTTGCTTCAGCAAGTTGCTTTTTCAGTTCTTCGATTGTCTGCGCATAGATTTGTTTTCTTTCTATGAATTCATCCCTGGAATAGACCTCGTCTTCATAATCATCAAACAGCTTTCTTCTTTTGCGTTCCTGTTTCTCCAATTCTTTTTCCATGGCCGCTATCATTTCGCTGTGGCGGATTCTTTCGGCGCTGTTGTTGTCATTCTCCATCTTAAATTCATAATCAGTTTCATAGGCCTTCAGCGCTTCCACAAGGGCATCCAAAACAACCGTGACGGGAAGTGACTTCTTCTTGCAGATGGCGCTTTCCCTGTGCGCAAAGCGGATGGCACGGCCACGCTTGGCATCGAACCATGACATAGACTTTCCGCAGGATGCACAATGCAGGATTCCGGCCAGGGGATTGACAACTTTGGCATCAAGACCTTTTGGAAGCTGCACCTTGAATCTTTGTTGCGCTTTGGCAAACTGTTCCTCACTGATGATGGCTTCATGTTTGCCTTCGATGTTTCTAACTTCTTCCTGGCTGACCCTAGTCCGGCTTTTAATGATTTTCCCTGTTTCAGGATCCTTGGTTTTGATGGTCTTATATTTTCCCCAGGGGATTTTCCCAATGTAGTGGGTGTTCTTCAGCATATCACTGATAGTTGCTTTTTCCCATTCTTTGCGCTTGTAAGGGGTTGGAATTCCCATTAGCGTGAACTGCCTTGCAATCCAGCCACATGACCGTCCTTCTTCGGTGTACCAGTCAAACATCATGTGAACCAACTTTGCTTCTTCTGGATCTATGACAAGATACCTGTTGTTTTTGCCTTTCTTTTCAATGCGATATCCAAAGATTCTTTGCGGCAGAACATAGTTCCCATCAAGCACAGTTTGCAGTTTTCCGGCTTCAAGTCTTCTTCTGATGGTCTTATATTCCCTGCGTGACATGAATAGACCAAATTCAAAATATTCCTGGTCAAATTCGTTGTCTGGATCATAAATCTTGACAGGGGTGATGATTTTTGTATCAGAGAACTGGAATGCGTCAGCAACTTCGCCCTGATCCTTGGTGTTACCACGGGCAAGGCGTTCAATCTCCACCACCAAAACGCCCTTGTATTTTTTCTTGTAGACTTCATCAAGCAAGCGTTGGACTTCCGGGCGGTCTTGGATGCTTTCGCCGGAAACGATTTCTTGAAACACATCAATTTGGTCAGGGTGAATGTCGTGCCGTGCCGCAAGTGCATAAAGCATTTTTTTGTGCTTGGCTAAAGTTTCCCCTTCGCCCATGGCTTCTAGTTCGATATCGGCCCTGGACTTCCGCAAATACATTGCATAGCGGTCTTGTGTGTATTGTCCTGTTACTTTTTCTATTGTTTTGTTTATATCCATGGTGCTAAATTCCCCATTTCATTTTTATTTGTCAAAAAACTTCTCAATAAACTTATCCTTTTGGTTGTTTTCTTTGTGCAAAAAGTCAACTTCTTTGTGCAAAAAATCAATTTCCGCATGGAGCCTTTCCACTTGCTGACGCATATAGTCAATCTTTTTCTGCGCTTCATCCCGGATGGCCTGCATTTCGGCGTTGTAGGACGCATGAATGCCGTCCAGAACGGCTCTGTAGTCCTTGTTATCGTCTAGCGCACGTTCCAATTCTCTTAGTGCTTCAGACAGCTTCTGGTCATTGCTAGGGACGCTTTCTTCAAAAGCTAGATAGCACGGATATTGGTTAGAAGAACCAATGATGGCATCTTCAATCCTTCTGGCAGTTTCACGCATAATATCCTGGTCGCTTTTTTGTGCCATAAGTTGATCTATTCTTTTGACCGACACGCCGGACTTTTCTGCGATATACGAATTTGTTAACCCGTTTACTTCCTTCATGTCGTGCATGAACTCACACCAGCGTTCAAGTGTCATGGCAGAAGTCCGTGGGCCGTCACAGCGTTTTTCTTCACGATGGCGGCAAGCCAGGCATCTGTTGTACGGCTTTTTGGAATAGTCGGTTTTCGCTTTCATAAAATCGGCCTCCACTTTGTAAGCAATTTTAGGGTGTCACGATAAAATAAGGGGGGAAGGCTCCGTTATGTTTCCGTCTTTCTCCCTTATTTTGGAGTGTATTTTTTGCTTATAAAATGATAGGCTTTGCTTGGGTCATGAATGGCCTATCATCCCGTAAGGTGTGGGGGTGTTCGGTTTGGCAGCTAGCATCCCCACACTGTTAAAAAGTCAATATTAGATGACTGAATTTTCCGAATATAGCAAGATGTGTTGCAATACAGAAAACATTTTTGTAATATAGTTTTAGAACACTAAATCAGAACAAGTGTTCTGCTCGCCCCGGAAGAAAGGACGGGAAAATAAATGCAGATGAAAGAATACATAATAGAAAAACTGGAAATGCTGTCAGATGACAAAATTGAATATCTATATCATCTAATAGAATTACTTTTCAGCCAGTCTGCGAATTAAGTCTTGCACAGTTCGTTGATCGTCATCATTAAGAATAGAATATAATTCAACGAGTTCTCGCAGATTGCTATCTATAAGCACTCTAGCACTAAGTTCTGCCGCTTCTTTAGGATTGGATCCAATGACCAAATCAGAACCTTTAAGGTTTAATGCGGTGGCCAACTTTTGCAGGGTGCTTCTTTTTATATTTACGACCCTGCCGTTTTCGTACTTCGCAATAGCAGACTTCTGAACGCCGACCAGCTTCCCTAATTCTTCTTGTGTCAAGCCCTTTGCAATTCTGGCTTCCTTTATCAATTTGCCTACTTCCATTTTTTCACCTCACTTGTGTCTTAATAATACATCATAGTGTCCCGCAAAGCAAATATTTCTTTAAGAAAAATCCAAAAAAGTTATTGACATTGAAAAATTATCGTAGTATAGTGATGGTGTCTTAATCAGACACACAAACACAACATCTGTGACGGTCACAATTTTTTTTACAATAATAGTGTCCGATTTAGACACATTGCCAAATTATATATAGAAGGGTAGGTGTGGGCATGAACAAAAATCTTTTGCGAAGCGTGATGGCGCTGCACGGTGACACCAATGCAACGCTAGCTGATTTCCTGGGAATCACGGAACAGAGCGTGTCAAACAAGATCAACGAGAATGGCACAGAGTTCAAGCAGGGCGAAATCACCAAAATCAAAGTCAGATACAATCTTGACAGCGACATGGTAGACCGCATTTTTTTTGCCGATTAAGTGTCTAATTTAGACACAAATCAAAGGGTGATCCAATGAAAGAATTCATCTTTGAAAACGCAGTTGTCAGAATCCATCCCGGCAAGCTGTCAGAAGAAGAAAGACGGGCCGTCCTGGAAAAAGCCTGTGTGGAGTTTTACAGGGCGATTCAGAAGAACGAAAGGAGAAAGAAACGTGAAGAAAGCAATGTGCTTCCTGGCCTGTCTGGCAACGCTGACGGCAGTGGCCTATGCGCAGACAGAGCCTGAACAGACAGAAGCCCAGGTTGAAGCCACTTGGCAATGCGCTGAAGTGTCAAGTGAAGCCATGGAAGCAGATGTGCAAGCGCTTATGGAAAAGCCGGACTTTGACGAAGCAACCGTGATTGCCCTGGCCCAGTGTGTTTGGGGCGAATGGGACGGCGGCGACAAGACAGAGAAAGCGGCAGTGGTTTGGACGGTGCTGAACCGGGCCGACCACAACGGAACTTCAGCGCTGAAGGAAGTGACCGCAGAAGGTCAGTTCGATGGCTACAATCCCCGGTGGCCTGTGACCGAAGAAAACCGGGCCATCGTGGAAGATGTGCTTTATCGGCACTACCTGGAAAGCCTGGGTGTGCAAGAAGTTGGCCGGGTGCTTCCTGCGGAATATATGTGGTTCAAGGGTGATGGCTGGGACAACTGGTTTCGTGACAGCTACCAGGAACCCTTCAATCTGTGGGACTGGTCACTGGAAAGCCCTTATGAATAAGGAAGGAATGATGTGAATGTTTTACACAGATGATCCGCTAGCGGATTTTGACCGATGGGACGCAGTGCAGACCAAGCGTGAAAGCGGACTTCCCTGCTGTGTTGACTGCGGTGAACACATCCACCAGGAAGATGCCGTGTATATGGGCGGCCTTTGGTACTGCGACAGCTGTTTAGATTCTTACCGAATGGCGGTGCAGCCGGAATGAAGGTTCTTGAATTGTTTGCCGGAACCAGAAGCATCAGCAAGGCTTTTGAAGCAAGGGGTCACAAAACATTCAGCGTGGAATGGTCAAAGGACTTTGAAAGCATTGACCTTTATGCAGACATTCTGACTGTCACTGCGGATGAAATAATCCGAAAATTCGGAAAGCCTGATGTCATATGGGCAAGCCCTGACTGTTCCACATTCAGCATAGCTGCAATCAGTCATCACAGACGGAAGAATCCTGAAACGGGCAATTTGGATCCGGTCAGCGATTATGCAAAGTTTTGTGACGAAGTTGACCAACACGTTTTGCGCTTGATTATGGCGCTGTCACCTAAGTATTGGTTCATTGAGAATCCCAGGGGTGGAATGCGGAAGATGACTTGGATGCAGGGCCTTCCACGGCACACGGTCACATATTGCCAATATGAACTGGACAAGCCTGTGGAGCAAAGGCGCATGAAGCCCACGGACATTTGGACAAATCATCCGAATCCGCAATTCAAGCCGATGTGCAAGAACGGTGATCCCTGTCATGAAAAAGCGCCCAGGGGCAGTAAGACGGGCACACAAGGCTTGAAAGGCAGCAAAGAAAGAAGCGTTATCCCAGAAGCCCTTTGCCAGCACATTGTTGAAATTTGCGAAAAACATTAAAAGGAGAAAAGAACATTGGCAAGTCTTTATGAAATAGACAAAAGAATCCTGGCCTGTTGCGACATGGAAACAGGTGAAGTCCTGGATCCTGAACAGCTTGACGGACTGATGATGGAACGTGAACAGAAATGTGAAAACATCGTGCTTTACATCAAGAACCTTCAGGCGGATGCACTGGCCTATGAAGCCGAAAAGAACGCATTTGCAGAGCGTGAAAAGGCCGCAAAAGCAAAGGTGGAACAGCTGAAGAAATACCTTGCTTACGCCCTGGGCGGTGAAAAGTTCAGCACGGCCAAATGCGCTGTCAGCTTCAGAAAATCGGAAAAGGTGGACATCACAGATAAAAGCCTTATTCCCATGGAGTTCTTCAAAACTTCCATCACCTATGAGCCTGACAAGACGGCAATCAAGAAAGCAATCAAGGGCGGTCAGGAAATCGGCGGCTGCCAGTTGGTTGAAAGCCTGAATCCGCAGATCCGATGATGAAAAAGATTCGAGGATTTGAAGGCTACGCTGTTGATGAAAACGGCAATATCTTCAGCACGAAAAGACAGAAGGCGCTAGCACAACGCTTAGAGAAAAACGGCTATATGTCTGTCGCACTGTGGCACAACGGCAGCATGAAGCGCAAAAAAGTTCACCGCTTAGTTGCTGAAGCGTTTATCCCAAATCCGCATGGCCTTCCGTGCGTGAATCACAAAGACGAAAACAAGCTGAACAACCGTGCCAGCAATCTTGAATGGTGTACGGTTCAATACAACAACCACTATGGGAATAACAAGCCAACAGTCCGGGCGGCAAATGCAAGAAAAAAGCCTGTTTGCCAATGCACAACAAACGGACAACTGGTTGCGGTGTATGAATCAGCTAGCGAAGCCCAACGGATAACGGGAATTCCACAGCAAAGCATTTCCAAGTGCTGTTTAGGCAGAAGGCACTTCAAGACGGCTGGTGGGTATGAATGGAAATTTGAAACAAAGGAGAGTGAAGAAAAGTGACACTGTTTAGAGATTTAAGGGCGGATGAAATTGAATGCCGTGTGGCCCAGGCCAAAGCAAATGGCGTTTCCCTTTTGCTGTATAAGGATGCCCGGTGTGACATGAACATCCTGGATGAAACGGTTGGGCCTAACAACTGGCAGCGTTATCACAGCCGGGACAACGCAAACTGCACGGTCACGATTTGGGATGACAATAAGCAGCAGTGGATTGGCAAGGAAGACACTGGCACGGAATCCAACACGGAAGCGGAAAAGGGCCTTGCTTCAGACAGCTTCAAACGGGCCTGTTTCAACTGGGGCATTGGCCGTGAACTTTACACTGCCCCGTCCATCTGGATCAATGCAGAGGACTGCACGGCGCTGAAACAGAACGGTCAACGGTGGCAGTGTTTTGATTCGTTCACGGTTGAAAAAATCGTTATCGAAAACAAGAAGATTGTTGCTATCGCAATCAAAAACACCAAGAGCAAAAAACGCTGCTTTGTCTGGCAAGACGAAGAATGGAAAAACAGAAAGGGAGAAAAGAAAGCATGAACAAAGTGATTATGATTGGCCGCTTGGTTGCGGATCCTGAAGTCCGTTACAGCAAGGACAGAGCCATTGCCCGGTATCGTCTGGCAGTGGACAGGCAGTTCAAACAGGAAGGCCAGCCGACTGCGGACTTTATCAGCTGTGTGGCCTTTGGAAAAAGCGGTGAATTTGCCGCCAAGTATCTGAAAAAGGGCATGAAGATTGCCGTTGAAGGCAGCATTCAGACTGGCAGCTATGAGAAGGAAGGCAAGAAGTATTACACCACGGACATCATCATTGACCGTCATGAATTTGTGGAAAGCAAGGCGGCTGAATACGAAGCGGCCAAGGCCCGTGAAGATATTCCTGAAGTCGGTGGAAGCAGATTCACGGAAGTGCCGGATGATGACGGGGATCTTCCGTTCTGACGAGCAATAAAAGGGGGTTACGAAAATGGTTACGATGCAAGTTGAATTCATCACACCAACACTTGCCGCCACTTACCTTGAAAGAAACAAGAACAACAGGAATATCCGTGACAGGGTTGTTGAAGCGTATGCACGGGAAATGAAAGCCGGAAACTGGGTTATTCAGCATCAGGGCATTGCGTTCAATGAAAACGGTGATTTGGTGGATGGTCAGCACAGACTTCACGCCATTGTCAAAGCTGGCGTTCCTGTTCAGATGACTGTCACACGGGGCCTTCCCGTTGAATGTGTCGGCGGCATTGACCAGGGTGCAAAGCGGAAGTTTGAAGATGTTTTGAAGATGCAGTATGCGGATGAAGCGGAAGAAGCGCTGAAGAACACACGCATGGTTGCCGCTATCCGAAATGTAGTCCGCTACAACATCAACCACAAAATGAACCTGACCTTCAATGAAGTTCGCTTTCTTTACAACGCCTTCCGAGATGAATTTGATGTCATCCACAGAATTACATGGGGTGGGCACACGGGCATGACTGGTGAAGCTACCGGGGCCGTTGCGTCTGCGCTGATTTGGGGAGAGAACGAAGAAGCGGTTGTCAAGTGGTGCAAGGTGTTTGGAAGTGCGGATGTCCGGGATTGCGAAGGCTACAACATTGCAGCAGCTATCAACTGGCGGCGGCAGTTGGATGATGCCAAGCTGTCCAAAAGATCCATCAACAGAACTAACCTGTTCTTGGGCACGGAAAACAGCATCTGGAACTTCTGCAATGACACGGAAGCCAAGGTCATTAAGATTCCGAAAGCGTTCAGATATGACATCCGGGAAACGCTTATCAAGGCCATCAATTCGTAATAGGGGGACATTGACATGAAAGACAACAAGACCAAGACCAATCATCAGACGGGATGGCACAAGCGTGTGGTGAACCCCACCACTAACTATCCCAAAGACACGCACAAGGCTTTCTGCAAGCGTTGCATGGATTACAACGGGCACTGCCCGGAAAGTGGAACCAAGCGGCTTTCCAGGGAATGTGGACTGTAAACAGAAAGGAAGTGGACAGCATGACACCTGGCGTTCAGATCACAGCTATCATCTGCATCACGATTTTGGTTATCAGCATTCTTGGAAAGTTTGGTGACAAGCCGTGAAGTCAAAATATCACAGCCGGAAGGTTATGATGGACGGCATTCTTTTTGACAGCAAAAAAGAAGCTATCCGCTGGCGTGAACTGTCCCTGCTTGAAAAAGCAGGGCAGATCACGAACCTTGAACGGCAGACACCTTTTGAGTTGATCCCCTCACAGCGGATTAACGGCAGAGTAGTTGAAAGGGCCTGTGCTTATGTAGCGGACTTCACCTACTGGCAGAATGGCAAATTTGTGGTGGAAGACACAAAGGGCTACAAAACAAAGGACTACATCATCAAGCGGAAGCTGATGCTGCATGTCCACGGAATCAGAATTAAAGAGGTTTGAAGATATGACTTGCTTAGAAAAAATGAAACAAGAGCATCCGGGAGATGTTGACGAATCGTTTTTTGGCGGTGCGTATGGTTGCCCCAGCAGACACGGCTACATGGAAAATCCTAGCTGGTGTCCCGGGCATGGGGACAAGAACATTTGCGCTAGGTGTTGGAACCGGGAAATCCCTGAAACGGAAAATGAAGCTGTCAATCATCCGGCCCACTACCAGGGAAAGCATGAATGCATTGATGAAATGATTGCCCTGTTCGGTGTGGAAGCTGTCAAGCACTTCTGCAAGTGCAATGTCTACAAGTACAGATTCAGGGCCAATCAGAAAAACGGCTTGGAAGATATTCAGAAGGCCGAATGGTACATGGACAAACTTATGGAATTGGAGAAAGCAACAAATGACGATTAACGAATATCAGAATGCGGCGCTGCGGACTGCTGCCACGGACAATCCTGAAGAACTTCTTGTGAATGGCGTTATGGGCCTTGCCGGGGAAGCCGGGGAATGCATTGACATGGTGAAGAAATGGCGCTTCCAGGGTCACAAGCTTAACTTTGAAGACCTTGTAAAAGAACTGGGTGATGTGGCTTGGTATCTGGCTGTCAGTGCCTTTGCTATCGGCTATGACCTGGAAGAAATTCTTCAGAAGAACGTGGACAAGCTGATGAAACGTTATCCTGACGGCTTTTCTGCGGAGCGTTCACAGCACAGGGAAGAAGGTGATGTCTAATGGCTAGCGTGAAAAATGTGTGCGTCTACGGCCTTGCTAGCAGCATTTACAGAAGCGGCTATCCCATGATGGACAAAGCCCCGGATGATGTGCAGTTTGGCGAATCTGTGAAAGACATTGAATGGGCCATTGTGACGGCCACAGATAATCCCCATGTCAAACGGGCTATCAATCTAGCAAATGCCAAGGGCGGTGGGCATGACCAGTTCTTGGCCGGGATCATCGTCAACTTTGACCTTTGCATCAGCAATAAAGCTTGGGTGGAAGCGGAAAGATACACATTCCTGAACTTCATTTCTTCCATGTCCACTATGCACAGGATTTCCAAGCTTCCTATCAGTGAGTGCTGTAACGAATACACGCTGGAAGAAGGAATCCGCAAAGCTGAACAGCTTCAGTGGGCTTACAACAGCATTGACGGGGCTGAACATCCTGAAACGAAGAAAGAAGCATATCTGAAGCTTCTGTATAATCTCCCGTCTGGCTTTGAACTGACTGCGGCTATGACTACTAATTACAGATGCTTGAAGAACATCTATGCGCAGCGCCGGAATCATCGTCTTCCTGATTGGAAGGTTGTTTGTGACTGGATTGAAACACTGCCCATGGCGGCGGAACTTATTACAGGAAAGGATGGTAAAGATGGATGAATTGAAATCTGTGTCTAAAGTGGTTAAGCGGATCCTTGAAACGGATCCGCAGACCAGAAATAGTGATAGCTTTTTATATTTGAAGGTGGCGAAATGTTACGCCAGGGCCAATGGCTTTGCTTCTTTCGACAAGATCCCCGTCACGGTGTTCCTGGAACACATGGGGGCCTGGAAGTTTCCGCCTTTTGAATCTGTAAGACGGGCAAGGCAGAAGATACAGGCTGAATATCCTGAACTTGCTGCTTGTGACCGGGTGTCTGCTATGCGCAGCGAGAAAGTTTCTGATTACAGAGCGTTTGCCCGGAGTGATGTGTGATGGCAAGAATCGGTATTGGAACAGAAGTCTATATGTCACCCTACTTCGGCGGCAAGGACTTTGGACGGCCCCTGGAAGAAAAGAAATATCCGGGCAAGGTCATCTACATAAACCACAAGGGCAGATTCTTCACGGTGGAATTTCAACTACCCTATGGCAAGCTACGGGAATCATTCAAATTTGATGGGCGGTGATGCAAATGGCTGATGTGAAAAATATTAAAATCCCGTCAGACTTCTTTGAAAGTGAACCTATCATAACAATCTTAGGAATGTATGGCATTGATGCTGATTCAACCATTCTGCTTTATCTTCATATGCTTTGCGAGGCGTACAAAAAGAGCAGAAAAGGCGTTTTCAGTATAGCAAACATTCCGCTTACCGATGACGCACTGGCGGCCGTTTTTAGATATGATTCCCTGTCTGCAAGGCTGAGGATTCTTGAACACCACGGCCTAATAGCAAGGGAAGAAAGGGCCGTCACCGTGTTCAAGTTTTGGGAAGACAGGCATGACAGAAGTTCCGATAGATACAAAGAGTGGCGAAGTTCTGTTTTCATCCGGGATGGATTTCAATGTAAAAAATGCGGCACAAAAAAGGATCTTCAGGCACACCACATCAAGCCGTGGAAGTCGAACAAGGATCTTCGGTATTCAATATCAAACGGCGTTACACTGTGCCGCAAGTGTCATTTAGAAGCGCATGGGGGGTGTTGGCATGGCCGAAAAGCGAATGTTCACGCAGAAGATCATTGACAGTGATGCTTTCCTGGATATGCCGCTGTCCACACAGGCCCTTTATTTCCACCTAAACATGAGGGCTGATGATGACGGATTCATAAACAATCCGAAGCGGATTCAAAGGACTATCGGCGCTTCTGATGATGATTTGAAGCTGCTGATTGCCAAGCGGTTTGTTATCTGTTTTGAAAATGGCGTTATTGTCATCAAGCATTGGCGAATGCACAACACTTTGAGAAAGGATAGATATAATCCGACAACCTACCAGGAAGAATTGGCCCTTCTTGAAGTCAAGGACAATAACGCATATACAGAAAAAGCGGACGGCAACCACTTGGCAACCACTTGGCAACCAAACGGCAACCACTTGGCAACGCAGTATAGTAAAGATAAGTATAGTTTAGTAGAGATTAGAGAAGTAGAGGAAATCACGGCTGATTCTAACGAACCAGAGCCGGAAGAACCGCCACACAAAGAAAAGACTGATTGTCAGCTGATCGCTGACCTATACAATTCCATCTGTGTTTCTTTACCTTCTATTAAATCTCTTTCAGAAGCACGGAAGAAGGCTATCAAGGCTAGGCTGAAAACATACACAGTTGCTGACTTTGAAACAGTCTTCAGAAACGCTGAAGCATCTTCTTTCCTGAAGGGCGCTAATGACAGAAACTGGACGGCCACGTTTGACTGGCTGATTAAAGACACCAACATGGCGAAAGTCCTTGATGGCAATTATGTGGACAAGCCCAAGTGTTACGGCAAAAAAGAGATTGTGCCGGATTGGTGTCAACATGATGGGCCGGATGCGAAAGCCATTGAACAAATGCAGAAGCTGCGGCAGAAGATAAAAACCGCCGGGAATGACGAAGGTGTCAAGCAAAGGGCCGAAGACCTTAAAAGGCGGCTTGGGGGGTAAGTAATGAAACCTAAATCACCTTGCTTGGACTGTGTGGACAGACATCTTGGCTGCCACGCAGAGTGTGAAAAGTATCTGGAATTTAAGAACAAGTCCGATGAACAGAGGGAAAGAATCTTCCGGGAACGGGAACGGGAGAACATATCGATGTCGTATATCCAAGAGGATGTGCGCAAGAAAAGAAGAAAGTTAGGTGTTAAATGAACGGTGATCTGATAAGCCGGAGCGCAGTATGCGCTAAGTGCGGCGCAAAAGGAGCTGGGGAGCTATTTTCTTGCTCGGACGAGTGCTTAATCTTTCCGGGTAATGTTCCTTCCGTGGACGCTGTGGAAGTGGTGCGGTGTAAGGATTGCAAGCATTATGTGAAGGCGCTGGACGATGAAAACATTATCGGCAATGTCTGTGATATAGATGGTTTTGGCTGGGCTGACAATGATTTCTGTTCCTACGGAGAAAGGAAAGACCATGAGGCTGATTGATGCACACACGTTGAAAAAGCTCATTCTTGAAGAGCGAGACAAGATCCCTCTCACCGTTCCTGCGGCTTATTATGAGCTGGTAAAGGAAAAGCCGTATCGTCACGGACAATCAATGCGTGGCGGTATTAGAAAGGCTTTGCGGTGTTTGGAGCGATGCCCCAAGGCGGATGCTGTGGAAGTGGTGCATGGGCGGTGGGAACAGGTTGAAGATTTCGATGGTGAATACCATTGGCGGTGTTCTGCCTGCGGCTGTGAATGGTGGTTTGAAGCAGGTGGGCCAGTCGAGAACGGAAGCCACTACTGCCCCAACTGCGGCGCAAAGATGGACGGAGAAAGGAACAACAATGTTTGATATGCTAAGCGGCTTCCAATCCTACAAATCGCCTATTGAACTGTTTTTGGGAAGAATCCGCATGGAACTAGATAGCCAGGTGGAAGGGGCTGTTTACAGGGCTGTGCAAGATATCAATGTAAAAGTGGACAAGGAAGAATTGATAAAGGCTTTGGCTTATGACCGCCAACAGTATCAAAAGGGCTATAAAGACGGATTTGGAGCGGCACAGAAAAACAATGTCTTGTGCAGGGATTGCCGCCATTACTGGGCTTACCCGGAGCCGGACGATTTTGACGGCCTGTGCCAAATTCGACATTGCCAGACCGATGCGGAAGAATTTTGCAGCTACGGAGAAAGGAAAGACAATGAACACTGAAGACATTATCATTCTGGCCGGGGCCGTGTGGCTGATTGCCTTTATTGCGGTGATGGTGACGAAGTTTTGATGACCAGGAAGAATTCAGTTGTCATGTGCATCACTGGTGACGAATACGAACTTCCCATATTCATCACTGACACTGTGAAGGAAATGGCTGAGATCTGCGGCATAAGCAGGGAAACAGTCAGCTCACACATCTACTATAACAGGAACAAGATGCACATGAAAAAACACGGACGCACGTTTATAAGGGTGGTGATATAACGGTGACAACTGTGAAATGCCCGGCCTGTAACGGCCAAGGGTTTGTGGCTAAGTGGGAATTGAACGGAACAGCGCCACGGCTTCACAAGGCAGACTGTGCCAGGTGTGGCATGATGGGATTTATCTTCGTGGATGAGAAAGAAGGTGAAGAAGATGGGTGATGCAAAAATATTCTTACAGCAAGTGAAGCTGTATGATACGAACATCAACAGCAAGCTGGAAGAAGTGGCACGGCTGAAGGATCTGACGCTGAAGATCACCACAACGCTGAAGGGTGACACTGTGTCAGGTTCCCGGCCCCAGGACAAGATGGGCATGGCCGTTGCCAAGATAGTTGACCTGGAAAAGGAAATCAATGAAGACATAGACTGCTATGTTCTTCTGAAACGCCAGGTCAGTGATGTTGTAGAAAGGGTCAAGGATCCTGACCAAGCTGCTGTTCTTTACAAGCGTTACTTCCTGTATGAGCATTGGGAGCAGATTGCTTATGAAATGGGTTATACATACAGGCACACTACCAGGATTCATGGGCTTGCACTTCAAGCGGTGGAAAAGTTGCTAAAAGGCGAAAGTTGTCCGTGAATGTCCTTGAATGTCCTATGAAAAGTTTGATATTATTATAGTGAGATAATGAACAGAAAATTGATATTATCCTTTCCCTAAATTTACAGGGGCAAGCCAGACAGGGTTCCAACCTCCTTACCTGTCTGGCTTTTTTATATTTAACATGGGGTGATTATTTGAAAGCAATCAGATGTGACCTGCCGTTTGCTGAACAGGTTGAAATTCATCCGCTGGCAGACTTCCACCTTGGTGACATCAATTCAGACTTCAAGCTGATTATGAAGACGCTTGAACACATCCAGAACACTGACAATGCCTATTGCATTTTAGGTGGTGACTTGATGGACGCTGCTATTGCGTCAAGCGTTGGTGACACTTACGGCGCAAAACTTCAACCGATGGAACAGATGAAACAGTGTGTCAAAATCTTTGAGCCTATCAAGGACAAGATTCTGGCGGTTCTTCCCGGAAACCATGAGCAGCGCATTTACAAAATGGACGGCATTGACATCACGGCTTTGATGTGCAATCAGCTTGGGATCCCGGAAAGATATAGTCAGACAACGGCGCTGTTGTTTATTCGCTTTGGTAAGAGTTCAAGCAAACAGCACAACAGGCCGCAGCTTTACACGGCTTATGTTACACACGGCGCTGGCGGCGGCAGAAAAGAAGGCGGCAAAGTCAACAGGCTTGCTGACCTGGCTTCCATTGTGGATGCTGACATTTACATTCATGCGCACACGCATTTGCCACTGGTCTTCAAGGAAGCTTTCTTCCGTGTTAGCAGCGGCAATTCTTCTGTTGCTGAAGTTGACAAGCTGTTTGTGAACACGGCTGCGGCCCTGTCTTATGGTGGCTATGGTGATGCGCAGGGCTATAAGCCTTCTTCCAGGCGTTATCCTGTGATTTACCTGGACGGCTTGAAGCATGACATGATTGCGCAGTTGTAAATTAGATGAAAGAAGGTGATGATTGTGGCACTGACAGCAAAACAACAGCGTTTCTGTGACGAATATCTGATTGACCTGAATGCAACACAGGCCGCAATCAGATCTGGATATTCTAAAAAAACGGCAAAGCAAATTGGAAATGAAAACTTGACCAAACCAGACTTGAAAAAATACATCCAAGAACGGATGGAAGAAAAGGAAAAGGAGCTGATTGCTGACCAATCAGAAGTGATGAAATACTTGACTTCTGTACTGCGTGGACAGAGTGAATCAAGCGTTCTTGCTAGGGATGACATGGGCGCTGACCGTGTTATAACAAAACCGCCTGACGAAAAGGAACGGTTAAAGGCTGCTGAACTACTTGGTAAAGCGCACATGATGTTCACGGATAAAGTGCAGCAGGAAATTGACATGGATCTGAATATCACAGTTGATTATGGTGATGACGAATGAAGATTGATGTACTTGGAACAAAATACACTATCCAGGTGTTGTCTGTTAAGCAAGACAGCTTCCTTGAATCCTGTGATGGATATTGCGATAAAACCACAAAGAAGATTGTTGTCAAAGCAATGGATGATGACAATGAACTTGGAAATTATGATGTTTACCTGAAGAAGTGCAAGCGGCATGAAATCATCCACGCCTTTCTTTTTGAATCCGGGCTTCATGAGAATTTTAAGCACACAGACTGGGGACATGACGAAACCTTTATTGATTGGGTTGCGGCCCAGTTCCCAAAGCTGATGGCGGCATTCAAGGCGGCTGATTGCCTGTGAACATCAAAGTCCAAGCAAACCCATGTTTCAAGGAAGTAGACCAAAGCAACAAACGATATATCATCATGAAGGGCAGTGCTGGTTCTGGAAAGAGCGTAGACACGGCCCAAAACTACATTCTGCGGCTGATGCGTGATAAGGGAAGAAACCTTGTCTGCATCCGCAAGTCTGACATCACAAATCGTGATAGCACGTTTGCTGAACTGACAGGCGCTATATATCGGATGTTTGGTGATAAGGCAGACCGATATTGGCAGATAAATATGTCACCACTGAAGCTGACATGCAAGGCCAATGGCAATCAGATCATCTTCCGTGGTATGAACGATGACAAGCAGCGTGAAAAGCTGAAGTCAATTACATTCCAAAAAGGCAAGCTGACGGATGTTTGGTGTGAAGAAGCAACCGAACTGACACAGGCTGATGTTGAAATCATAGATGACCGCTTGCGTGGCGAATTGCCACCTGGGCAGTTTTATCAAATCCGAATGACCTTCAATCCAGTAAACAAGAACCACTGGATAAAGAAGGTCTTTTTTGATATTCCAGATGACAACGTTCTGTGCCACCATTCCACATACCTGATGAATCGCTTCATAGATGATGCGTACAGGGCCAGAATGGAGCGCAGACGGCTTGTAGATCCTGAAGGGTATCAAATATATGGCCTTGGTGAATGGGGCGAAATAGGCGGCTTAATTCTGCATAATTGGGAAGCCAAAGAGATTTCACAGAATCCTGCTGACTATGATGACTTTGCTAATGGTCAAGACTTCGGCTTCAACCATGCCAACGCCATTCTTGCTGCCGGAATCAAGGATGATGACATCTACATCACCAAAGAAGTATACGAATTTGAGAAAGACACAAATGAACTGATTGCCGTTGCCCTGAAGCATGGGATTGAACAGAAAAAGCAAATGTGGTGCGATTCCGCAGAGCCGGACAGAATCAAGATGTGGCAGAAGGCCGGATTCAGGGCCAGGGGTGTTGACAAGGGCGGTTCTGCCGGGTCTGTTAAGGCACAGATTGACTGGCTGAAGCAGAGAAAGATATATGTCCATCCATCTTGCGTGAACACCATCAAGGAATTGCAGCAGTGGAAGTGGAAGAAGGACGAAAAAACAGGCGAATACTTGGATGAGCCTGTCCCCTTCCAGGATGACGCAATGGCCGCATTAAGGTATTGCATAGAGGGCTGGCGAAAGGTCAAAAAGTGGCTGACTTAAAGCGATAACACATAAGAAAGGAAACGGGATGAATGTTTACTATTTACGGTGGAAAAACGGAATTTGAACAGTGGGATTTGGATCAGCTTATCACCTGTGACTGCCTGAAGGAAGGTGATGAAGTTGTTTTCAGCGGTCATGGCAAAACCTATGAAACTACGGCTTTTACGCAGGATGGTGAAGTGTGGGCCGATGTGCCCAACTTCCTTCTGAAAGAGCCTGGCAGCTTCCGTGTTGACCTTGGCTGGGGCCTGAACTGTCACATGGATTGCAGAACAACTTTCACTGTGAAGGCAAAGGAAAAGCCAGCAAACTATAAATGCGGTGTCAATATCAAGGGGCGTGGCGGCACCAGCTGGAACGACCTTAAAGACAAGCCCTTCGGCGACCTTCCCACGGGCGGCGATACGCTGACCTGGGATGGGAATACCGAGGGGTTGGTGGCTTTCGATGCCTACTACAAAGTGTCTGATGCAACCCCCACGATGGACGATTTTATCAACGGATGTACGCTCGTATTATCAGAAGGGTCAACCTACGATGTGCCCGCTGACGAGTTTGCAGACATTGGTGAAGTAACTGGTGATGAACAGATGGCTGGCGCTTTGATCGTCGTCGGCTTTATTTTGATTTACCCCAGAGATATTGACTTGGGCGATGGAATCTTGGCTAAAAAAGGCACTTATTTTTGCAATAGCGTAGATGGAACTACCATTCGTACCACATCCCTCACCATCCCCGGCTACACGGGCTTCCCGGTCACAAAGAAAATCGAGGATAAGTATCTGCCGGGGGCAACGGTGCTGTATACCGATGGCACTTATCTGTATAACACCGAGGACACCACGGACGAGAGCAACAGAACGACTAAGGCGGAGCTTATGAACGCATGGCTTTCCGGCGTGCCTTTCCGGGTGGGTCAAACCAAGTGGAATGTTACTGGCTATTATAGCCCTGGCCTGGCGGTTGCCGTTGGCGATTATGCCTATACCATGCTCTCTGGTGGTGACGAGTTTGTTTCGTTTTACACCGCCGAATACACGGGCGAATAAGAAAAGCCCCCGGCCATGGGGGACAAATGCTAAAGTCCCCGTCTCGCATTGCGTACCATGACGGGGACGATTTTATAAACTACTAACCATGACAAGAAGTGTGGTGATTAAATGCTAACCGTAGAAGAAATTAAAAACTTCATAGACTGTGACATTGTAAGCGAAAAGAAGCAGCGTGCAAAGGTTGGACAGCGTTACTATGACGCTGAACATGACATCCGGGATTACCGGGTGTTTTTCTTTAATGCTGATGGTCAGCTGAAAGAAGACAAGACGAAAAGCAATATCAAAATCAGTCATCCGTTCTTCACGGAACTGACGGATCAGCTGGTTCAGTACATGCTTTCTGGCGAAGATGGCTTTATTCGTTCCGATGATCCGGCGCTTCAGACTGAATTGGACGCTTACTTCAATGACAATGAAGACTTTGTGTCTGAACTGTATGAAGTGATGACGGGCGCTATTTCCAAGGGCTTTGAATATATGTATGCCTACAAGAACGCTGAAGGCAAGACGGCCTTTCAGTGCGCTGACAGCATAGGTGTTATTGAAGTCCGGGAAAAGGAAACGGATGACGGCTGCGCTTATGTGATTTACTGGTATGTTGACAGGATCGGCAAGGACAATAAGAAGATTAAGAAAATCCAGGTGTGGAATGACAAGGAAACTTACTTCTATGTCCAGGCGGATGACGGGGAAATCAAGATTGATGAATCTGAAAAAGTCAATCCCCGGCCCCATGTGCTATATAAGAAAGAAGGGGATGAAGCAACCTACTATGATGGGTTCGGCTTTATTCCCTTTTTCCGTCTTGACAACTGCAAGAAGCAAATAAGCGGTCTGAAGCCTGTCAAAGCGCTGATTGATGACTATGACCTGATGTCCTGCGGCCTGTCTAACAACATCCAGGACACCAATGAAGCGCTGTATGTGGTCAGGGGCTTCCAGGGTGATAACCTTGATGAACTGATGACCAACATCAAGGCCAAGAAGCATATTGGCGTTGATGATGACGGCGGTGTGGAAGTCCACACGGTTGACATCCCCTATGCGGCCAGACAGGCAAAGCTGGAACTGGATGAAAAGAACATTTATAGATTTGGAATGGGGCTGAACACTGCCGGACTGAAGGACACGGCGGCAACTACCAATGTGGCTATCAAGTCCGCTTATACGCTTTTGGATCTTCGTGCCAATAAGCTGGAAGTCCGGCTGAAGCAGTTTATGCGCAAGCTGCTGAAAGTTATCCTGAAGGAAATCAATGATGAACAGGAAACGGATTATCAGCAGAAGGATGTGTATTTCTGTTTTGAACGTGAAGTGCCTACCAACGCCCAGGAGAATGCGCAGATTGAATTGACCAATGCACAGCGCAAGCAAGCGGAGATTACCACGCTGCTGAATCTGTCCACGCAGCTGGACAATGAAACGCTGATGCAGCTGATCTGTGAACAGCTTGACCTTGACTATGATGACATCAAGGACAAGCTGCCGGAGCCGGAAGCCAATGATCCCTATGCCGCTGAAACGGCCCTGGAAGGCGCTGTAACGGAAGAACCCGTTGAAGGTGATATGATTGAATAAGCGTGAAAAAGAGGTCATACAAGCGCAACTGGATTCTGAAAAGGCCGTCCTGAAGGAACTGGAAAAACAGTATCAGTCAGCACTTGACCAAATCAATGAAAAGATCAAGCTGCTTCAATCCGATGAACTGACGCAATCTAAGGTGTATCAGCTGCAATATCAACAGGCATTGAAGGGCCAAGTGGAAGGCATCATTGAAAAACTTCACGGTGACGAATACAGCACTATTCAACAGTATCTGTCCGACAGCTACACTACTGGCTTTGTAGGAACGATGTATGACGTGGCCGGACAGGGTATTCCGATGATACTTCCCATTGACCAGAATGCAGCTGTGAAAGCCATTCTGACAGACAGCAAAATCAATGACGGCCTTTATAAGTCTTTGGGCGTGGACACAAACAACCTGAAGAAAAGCATCCGGCAGGAAATCACCAGGGGCGTTGCCAGCGGCTTGACCTACAACGACATTGCCAGGAATGTTCATGCACGAACCAAAGCGCCGTTGTCCAATGCAAGACGGATTGTCCAGACGGAAGGACACAGAATTCAACAGGCTTCCACCTTTGATGCACAGCAAGCGTCCAAAGCCAAGGGGGCCGATGTTGTAAAGCAATGGGATTCCACCTTGGACGGCGCTACAAGGCCCACACACAGAAAGCTGGACGGCCAAATCCGGGAAGTGGATGAACCCTTTGAAGAAGATGGCAAGGAAGCCATGTTCCCCGGTGACTTCGGTGATCCTGCGGAAGATTGCAACTGCCGCTGCGTGAGCCTGACACGGGCAAGATGGGCGCTGGATGAAGGTGAACTTCAGACCTTGAAAGACCGGGCCGCTTACTTCGGTTTGGATAAGACAAAAGACTTTGAAGACTTCAAGAATAAATACTTGAAAGCTGCGGAAATCGAAAAGACGCCAAAAGTAGAAACAATAGACAGCATAAACGAAAGCGGAACACAGATGCTTGCATCTGTGTATGAAGAACACAGAACGAGAAACGGGTTATCTTCTGTTCCGTATGATGAACTTGGAAGCAGTAGGAATAATATTGTCCAAGCGAACTACGGGAATATGTCAGTTGAGAGCGCCAAGGCGTTCAATGACGCAATCACACAGCTTGCGAATGAGTATGACACGCCGCTTCAAAGAATCAGAACCATGACCAAGAATGAATATTTGGGGCGTAGTTCTAGTCTTGCTTATGTGTCACACGATTACACCGTTGATTCCGCTGAACTTGTAATCAATCCGGCAAAGTGCAAAGACCTTGATAAGCTGACGGAGCGGGTCATAGAACTTTCTGACCGTGGATATTGCGCCAGGGTTCGGCCAGAACTTGCCGGAAGTTATGTTGCTACGCATGAATTCGCACACACGTTGTTAAACACAGGAGACCCTTTGAAGAATAGCACAAATTGGCTTGGTGCTGACTATGGCAAAATCAGGGCGGCAAGACGGGAAATCAATTCTGTGTATGAAAATTACTTGTCCGAAGTTGAACGTTTGACCAAAGCGAAACGAGAAGCGGAGTTCTTGGCGCTTACCGATGCAACAGAAGATCACTGGCAAGCGGCGGCTAGTGCAATAGAAGCATTGAACGCTGTGAAAATAAGTGATTATTCTTTGGGAAGTGCAGATGAATTCATGGCCGAAGCGTTTGCAAATGAAAAAATCGGAACTAATTCTAAAGAACACGCAAGACAGGTTCTTGATATTTTAGACAGATACTTCAAGGGGTGATGATGTGCAGGATATGCCATATTTTATGACCAATAAAGATTGGTATATGTTTGATTTTGACAAGCGCCTTTTTGTGCTGACGGAAAAAGCACCTGAAAAGGCACGGGAAAGTTATAACGAGTACCTAAAACAGAAAGAAGACTGAACAACATATTGAAAAAGAAGCAACTATCCGGGATTTCTGGGCAGTTGCTTTTTTAATTACAAAAAAAGAAAGGATCTGAAAAAGCAATGGAAGACATCAGCGTAACTTGCATCAGCATCATGATTATCAGCTATCTTGCCGGGGAAGTTCTGAAGGCCCTGAAGCTGGCTGATGAATGGATCCCTGCGGCTATTGGCTGTGTGGGCGGTGTGCTTGGCGTTGTCGGAATGTACGTTATCCCGGACTTCCCGGCAACTGATGTGATGTCTGCAATCAGCGTGGGCATTGTGTCCAGCTGGTCGGCCACTGGTCTTGACCAGACCATCCGGCAGCGTGTGAAAGCCAAGGCGGAAGTGCCTGTGGCTGCGGATGTGGCACAGAATTCCTACGAAGACACCTATGAAGGCGAAAGTGAGCGTGAATAAACATGGCGAAGAAGATTTTTCTGTCCCCCAGCAATCAGACTAAGAACTATTACGCAAGCGGCAACACCACTGAAGCTATTCAGTGTGGCCGTATTGCAAGCGCAACGGCTACGGCCCTGGAACGCTGCGGCTTTGAAGTAAAGACCAATCACTATGGCACGATGGCCACGAAGGTTGCCGAAAGCAACAAGTGGGGCGCTGACCTTCATGTGCCTATCCATACCAATGCCCACAATGGCAAGGTGTCCGGGACCAGGCTGTTTTCTTTCAACACTTCCGGCGCTGGCTATAAGGCTGCAAAGGCCGTTTTCAATGCCCTTGCACCTGTAACGCCTGGCAAGAGTGAGAACGTGTCCGCCTATCCTGGGCTGTATGAAATCAAGTATGCCAAGGCCCCCACGGTCTACATTGAAGCTGAATTCCATGATGTGCCTAGTGTGGCTGCCTGGATCATTGCCCATGTGGTTGACATCGGTGAAGCTATCTGCAAGGGTATCTGCAACTACTTTGGCGTGACCTACGTTGCGCCCAAACAGGCGGAAGCCGAACCCACGCCGGAGAAGACCGTTGCAGAGAAGGCCGAAGAAGACGGCGCTGAAGAAAAGAAAGCCAAGGTTCTTTATCGTGTAGTGGTGAAGAAATCCGCTGAAACGCAGATCGGCGCTTTCTCTGTGAAGGGCAATGCGGAAAACCTTGTGAACAGTCTGAAAAGCCTGGGCGTGACCTGGGTTGAAATTAAACAGACTGAAGCTAATTAAGAAAAGGCACTTTCACAGTGCCTTTTTTATATTTCCACCTTTAGAAGCCAGGTGTAAAAGAAACTTCAAAAAAATCTATTTCATGGCCGAACCCATGTAAAAAACCGTAATAGAAAGGACGCACAGACAATGACCATTGCAGAAATCCTGAAGGCCAAGGGCCTTGATGATGCTGTTATTAAAGAAATCCAGGAAGAAATGAAAGCCAACAAGGTCTTCACGGCTAGTGAAGAAAACCTTGACATCCGCTATGGCAAGCTGAAGACGGATCATGAGGGTGTGACTAAGCAGCTGGGCGAAGCAAACACGCTAATTGAAGAACTTAAGAAATCCACCAAAGGCAATGAAGGTCTTCAGCAGAAAATCACGGACTACGAAGGACAGATTGAAAAACTTCAGACCGAACTGGAACAGACCAGGCTTGACAGTGCGATTCAGGTTGAATTGCTTTCTGCCAAGGCCCTTGATGTTGACTATCTGACTTTCAAGCTGAAGGAAAAAGGTGAAATTGCCCTGGACGAAAACGGCAAAATCAAGGGCTGGGATGACAAGCTGGCTGGACTGAAAACGCAGTTCCCCACGCAGTTTGAAAGCGCCGGGGGCAAGAAGTTTGAAGAACACAAGCTGCCTGAAGGTGAACCCGGCGGCAACGCCACTGTAACCAAAGAAGAATTTAACAAAATGGGCTACAACTCCAGGGTTGAACTGAAGCAGTCCAATCCTGAACTGTATAGCCAGATGATGAAAGGATGAATGAATTATGGCAGATCTTACTAATGTGACTACTCTTGTAAATGGTGATGTGTTTGACCCTGAAGTGGTCAGCGATATGATTAACGCCAAAGTTGAAAAGAAGGCCGTGATGTCCGGCTATATCAAGGTTGACAACACCCTGTCTGGTGTTCCCGGTTCCACCGTGACCGTTCCCCGTTGGGGCTACATCGGTGAAGCCGTGGATCTGACTGAGGGTCAGACCATTGACACCACCAAGATGGCCTTCACTACTGCGCAGTATGGCATTAAGAAAATCGGTAAGGGCGTTATGCTGACCGATGAAGCCCAGCTGTCCGGCTATGGCAATCCCATGGGCACTGCTACCAATCAGATTGCTATGTCCATCAGCGAGAAGCTGGACAATGACCGTGTGGCCGTCCTGTATGAGAGCCAGAACGTGGTTGACGCTTCCACTGCTGTTCTGAAGTATTCCGCTATCGTTGACGGCGTGGATGCTTTCGGTGAGGAAGAAGACAGCCGCAAGGTTATTCTGATTCACAGCAAGCAGAAGACCCAGCTGCGCAAGGATGCTGAATTCCTGTCTGCTGACAAGTTCCAGGCTGGTGTGATGGTGAATGGCGCTATTGGCCGTGTGGCTGGCTGTGATGTTGTTGTTTCCAACAAGGTCAAGCTGGAAGATGGCGTGTATTACAATCCCATCATCAAGCTGGACAATGACGCTGAAACCGAAGATGACCTTCCTGCTGTCACCTACTTCCTGAAGCGTGGCAACCTGGTTGAGCATGAGCGTGAAACCGGCGTTGGTGACAAAATCATCTGCACCGCTTTTGGTATGCCTGCGCTTACCAATGAATCCAAG